AGACTTGCTGGCACAGCCATTCTTGTTTGAGCCAAACGATAGCGTAACACGCGGTGCTGTTAAAGAAGCGTTTGATAGCTTCCTATCAGAAATCGTAACACTACGTGGTATTACTGACTTCTTGGTAGTTGTTGATGAGAGTAACAATACGCCAGAGCGTATTGATCGAAGCGAACTTTGGGTTGACATTGCAATTCAGCCAACCAAGTCCGTAGAATTCATCTACATTCCTATCAGATTGCAGAACACAGGCGACGACTTAAACCTATAAGAAGGACCCGCATAGGAGAAAATGCACCGCCCGTCGGTGCATTTTTTTGGGCGGACGAAAAAAATTTGAAGGAAGTGATAAATAACTGTATGAATTACTGTTCAGAGGAGAACAAGAAAAATGGCAGATTTAAGTAAATTTGGTGTACCACTAGACGGCAACAAGCTAGGCATTTTACAGCCTAAGCTAGCATACCGTTTCCGAATCGTATTCCAGAATTTCGGCACCAACCAAAATCTACGTGAACTAACTTCTAGTGTTCAGTCGGTAGGACGACCATCGGTTACATATGAAGAAGCTCAAGTACACGCTTATAATTCCCGCGCATACGTGATGGGTAAGCATGAGTGGCAAGCGATTGAATTGGTGGTTAGGGATGACATCACTAATGCTGTAACATCGGCCGTTAGTTCTCAGGTTCAGCGTCAGCTTAATCACTTTGAACAAATTGGCCCAGTTGCAGGAACAAACTACAAGTTTGGTATGCAAATTCATACACTAGACGGAACTAATGCAGAAGAGCTAGAAAGCTGGCAGCTAGATGGTTGCTTCTTAGAGACCGTCGAAAATAATGAATTTAACTACACGGATACAGCTGGACACATGTTAATCAACATGTCTATCCAGTATGACAACGCAACTCTACTAAGCGGTCCTAATGATAACGACGGAACTACAGTCGGTGGCGATCCATTCCCTAACTTGGATAGTGGATTCACTGGCGGTACTTCAATCGGTTAATATAAACATAGGACAACAATATGCCTGACGGAATCTTCGGAGGACTCTTCGATCAAAACGTGCATCTACGAGATTCCCGCCACGCGGCTGAAGCATACGGTTATAATAAGGCGGATCTCAGTAACGGAACACCGAGACTCAAGTTCCAGTATTTCGTGCGCTTCAATTTTAATAGAGACTTAGATAATTACGTTCGTAGTTTCCTCGATGATGTCGATCAGCAAGTTATTACAACGGCAGTTAAAAAAATTACAATGCCGTCGATGAGCATTGATACTGACGTCCTAAACCAATACAATAAGAAACGTGTTTCCCAAACACGAATTGATTACAATCCTATTAATTTGACATTGCATGACACTGTCGAAGGACGCACATTGCGTCTTTGGGAAATGTATTACGAGTACTATTTTAGCGATGGTGTAGCATACGAAAAGTTGGGTGATATGCAACCGGGCGAACAGCGAAACTTTATTGAAACGCTATTGCAAGGTCCATCAGGAACAGACGCTCCTAAGATTAATAAGCAAGAATACCAAAACGATATTATTAAAGATCGCTTTAACGATAATCACGGTTACAATCTTTCGCGTGTTGGCAACAACAAATACTTAATAGATAGTATTGATATTTTTCAAGTGCATGGCGGCCGCTATTCGCGCACAACCATTATTAACCCACGTATTACAGCATTCCAACACGATACATTAGACTACGAAGATACGTCCGGACTAGTCGAACTAAGTTTTGATCTTGTGTATGAAGGTGTTGTATATGCTAACGTTAACGAACGATTAACGAATGCTGAGAAAGAACGTTACAGAACAGGCGACTTTTGGGAAATGGCAAATCTTATTACAATCCGCACACCAGTTAACGGACGTAGCATAGAAAAGATTCCACTACCACGTGTAGATGCCTGCGCTGGCGGAGCTATTCCGTTTGGTGGCATTGGTATAGCAAGTAATCCGTTCTTTGATGCAATCGGCGGAGTCATTGGAGACCGTAACGTTACACGTATTACAGACAGTATTGGTGGCGTGCTTGGAAGTATTCCCGGAGCAATTGGTACTGTAGCAAGTGCAAGTATCTTCGGCGGCGAGATTTCCTTTAACCCAGATCCACTGCAAGCATTACGCACAACAGGCAGTCAGATAGGACGCGACGTTATAAACAGAACGCGCGGTAACTTTGCTGCGGCAGTAGCAGGCACAGCAGGCAATGTTTTGTCAGGTATTTTTGGAGGCGGCGATGGCGGTTAATAGAAGTAGTACATCTCTTGTACGTTATTTAGGTGCTACAGTTAAGGCAGCAAATGCTGGCGGCAACGCATTAACGAATGTTGCTACAGATAATCAAGGCACCGAAACAAGAAACGACCCGGCTGTACGTGTTTTAAGTAGGCGCGGGCAAACACAAGATTCAATTAAGATTGCTGACTATCAGGCAGCATTAGGTTACTTAGGACAACGCGGCGTTGATCCTCTTGTAGCAAAAACAATGGGCGCAGTATTTGTAGACGTTGCAAAGTCCCAAGGGGTAAGCGTTATGTCGCTACTCGAAACAACAGATCCTACCGCACTTGCACTTATTGATTCGCAAGTGTTTAATCGAATGAACCAGCTACGAGACTTAACAAGTCAGCTAAGTAGTTCATCTTCCATTGACAATACTGCTAGTGTACCCGCAAGGCGTATACAAGCATAATGGCAAAGAAAAGAAAGTACATGAGCGGCGACTATACGCCGGTAAACCCCGATAAGTACAAAGGTACGTATCCAATTCGATGGCGTTCGAGTTGGGAAGTTGCCCTTATGCGTATATTTGACAAACACCCAGACGTAGTTGCGTGGGGTTCGGAGTCAATTCAAATACCTTATCAAAATCCAATCACAAAAAAGACTGCCAACTACATTCCCGACTTCTTTGTTGTTTACGAAGATAAGAATGGCAACCGCAAACAGGAAGTCATCGAAGTTAAGCCTTCATCACAAACGCACATGACCGAAGCAAAGTCGCGCTACGATAAGATATCACTTGCAATTAACGCTGCGAAGTGGAAAGCCGCTGGTGCATGGTGTGCGAATAGAGGACTGCGATTCCGCGTCATAAACGAAAACGAGATATTCAACAAACCTAAAAAGCGTTAAGTTTTCGTGATAAATACACATATTACTAAAAGGAAATCCGTATGGGTACTAAACTGGAAGAAGCTTTCGACCTCCGTCCTATAGCAGAGGCAGAAGCTGATGATAAAGACGATGTAAAGGAAGCAGAAAAGAATGCCGTAACTCCTAAAGAAGCTATGGAACATGCTGCTGAAATTGTAACAGCATTGACCGCAGCAGAAAAGGTAGATCACGCTCTAACTACAGTTGTTGGTCTTAACAACCACGACGACGACATGGACGAAATTGCTAAGGAAGCACTTGAGTCGTATATGGAGTTGAAAGAGCTTGGTATGAATATGGCAGACAGCCACTCAGGGCGTGTAATGGAAGTCGCTGCAACAATGCTAAAAACAGCACTTGAAGCGCGTGATGCGAAAGTAAATCGCAAACTAAAAACAATTGACCTACAGCTAAAGAAGCTCAAACTAGATAAGGTAGCCGGCGACGCCGGCACTGGTCCAGACGACGGTATGCCGTTTGACAGGAATCAGCTACTAGCGTCACTAAAAGAGCTCCGCAAAGACGAGCCAAGCGAATAGCAGGCTAATATTGCTGTATTTTGATAAATAGTAAGAAATAGCATTGAGGAATGTTCGATGACAAAAGCATTTAAAGATTATCTGTTAGTAGAATCCGCTAAGGAATATGCTTACAAAATTAAGTTCGCTGTAAACGAGTTTTCAGAAGAACAAAAAGACGCGATGGAACGATCACTTGCGAAGTACGATGTACGCTCTGTTAGCGCGTTTAAAAATACGCCAATACAGCAGCACCCCGTTGACTTCCCGAACGTTCGTAATAGCGAAGTTCATATTGCAGAGTTTGTATTAGGTTACCCTGTAACAGTAGATCAACTACGTGTTTTTCTAGCTGACAAGGTTGGCGTAAATCAGCAAGAGATTGCTGTATACAATGCATACGATCCACGTGATGTTGCTAACGATGAGTTTATTGCTCTACGTGACGGCATTAACAAAGACGAATACGAAACAGCACTAGGCAACGATTACCCAGTCGAAGATAAGCCTGCATACGGTAAAGAATACAACGAGAAGTTCCTTAAGGAGCTAGACGATGTACGTAAAGAGCGTGACATTGTAGAAGTTGAAAACCCACTAATGCAGAAGACAGCAGTTGATAACGTTTCGGTTGCTGGTGATGATGTTGGTGAGCGTGGCGGTTGGTCGACACTAGGTGGCGAGACAACAGATGGTCCAC